TAGTAGATGCCATCTTTATAACAAGCATCTTTAGGATCTTGTTTATCATATTTTAACACAACATCTGGAGGTTGTCTAAAGTTGCAAAGTTCTCCTTGTTTTGTCATAAAGTTGTCAAAACACAGCCCAGCAACAAATGGAGCAAGAAGTTGAAGTGTATACATCAACACTCATCCATTCCTAATGGTTCCTTAATCCAGAAACCATCAGCGGTCATAGTATATCCAGCAGCAATCATTTCATCATAGGTTGGTGCTTTCTTTTCAACTTTTTTAAGAAGATAAGAACCATCACCATTATGCACCCATTCAACTTGATCACCTTCTTTTAGACTTGTTGCTTCCAGAAGATCATCAGGGAAAGATACAAAGTATTCAGTTTCATCGGTGTCTGCATCTTTGCATTGTTCAACAGGGAGAATCCACTTCTTTTTACTTTCAAATGGATTCTTTCTGTTAAGATCGTTCCGAGTGTAATCATAATAATACTCTGAATGCGTTTCTCCATTTACAGAATATCCATCGACTTTGATTTTATTATCTTCCGACCAAAAACTATCCCAAGCACTTTGACACTCCGGAGAAGGATCATCTTTATCACAACTCAGAGGTTTTTTATTATTTGCAATGACATACTCTAGATCACTATGGCCCCAAGGACGCATACCATCATCCACTTTTGATTTGACTACAGTCTCTTTCCAAGCTTCCTTGAACTTTACATCAAACTCTTCAAGGTAGTAACCAAGAAACTCATAAGCAGCATTAGCCATGGCTTCTGCTCTATCATAATCGCTATTTTGAATTGACTCTACTACAACATCGATCATTTCACGAGCAGAACAAATCTTGGATGTTACCATCTCAAGTTCATTCATCACTTCCCAAACCTTCTTTGAATCCAAGTTCATCTGAAATACTCTCTAAAAGTTTTTTTGTTTGAACAGATTCCTCTATAATAGTCTTAATCTGTTCGTCTGTCAAGCCATTCAACCATGACCAACGTTTGTCTTGCGGATCCCACTCAAAAGCAAACGATCCATCAGAATTTTCAATAATGTTTAAACCAGATTCGTGAAATTGTTTTTCCATTTACTTACTTTTAAAAACGGACATTGATGGCAAATGTGGGTAATCCCTGTGGCTCCATTTTTTACCGGGAATTTTTTTCCGCTCATTTAGTAATTCAATTCCGATTTTGGCCACCTCAGGAGTCATATAATAATGATAACCCATAGTAGTTATATCTTGTTCACCCCATGGACGATTAAAGTCTCTACCATCATAAGACATTTTCTTTAATGCATCATAGTCATCTTTATTTTGCAAAAGAATCATACCACCTCTACCAAGATTTAAATGTTTACGAAATTGAAAACTTAAACACATAAATGTTCCAGGAATATATGTATTTTCACCCCAGAGAACTGCTGCATCAATAATATTTGTGGGCCCCAAGTAGTAATAATCAGACCACTCTTGTTCTCTCCAAGTCCAATTCAATCCCAATTTCATACAAGTCATTGGAACAGAAACATAAGTTCTTGTTGGAATTGTGATATGATCTTCCTGAGTATGTCTTAAACAAAGTTCTAAGGCATGAGTGCAACAATCGGTAGCAACTGCATAAGGAGATCCAAAAAACTCTGCAATTTGAGATTCAAATTCTTCAATCATAACTAATACAATAAAAATCCACGATTAATATTATTATTTCCTATTGATTTATCACTTGTTATTTCTCTGAAATTTAAATAAAAATCTTTATTTGAATGATACAAATGAAATTGTTCTAAAGTAGTAAAATCTCTGCATTTTTTCCACCACAAATTATAAAGAGTTTTATTATTTTTAAGAGTTTCTTTACTAAAATACTTATCTTCAGTTAATTCTGGATTTCTTGGAAACATTGGTATAGCATAACTATATCCGCATTGATTCATAAAGTAATGTAAGGGAACAAATCTATTTTCCTGTTTCCAAAATTTATTTGATATTTTTTGGAAAAAATTATATCTTCCATCGATATAATGAAACTTAACCAGTTTTTCCGCATACCTTCTATTCAAAAGAGTCATTCCAGTTCCATGAGAATCTCTCATTGGATGTAAAAAACAAGGTAGAATTTCCAACTTATCTTCAAATCCAAATAAGATAGAATCAAAATCATGCGGCAGATTATCCATAAAATAATCCCAATTCCATTCTTCATGGAAGTATTCAACATAACTATAGTCAACATGATCAGACATGATGATCATGTATTTGTCAGTAGTAGTTTCTAACCACTTTTGGATGGTATGAACATACAATACAGATAAAGCTATTTCAGATTCAATTTCGGATGGTATATTATCTTCATTATATACCAAATGTTTCCAATTTGCAAAATTTTCTGGAAGAAATTGGGAATTAGAAATTTTTGTAAAATTTGAGATACCTAGATTGATTAGGTTATTTTCTGTGTATTCTTGAAGATCGGTTCTTCCTTCGGGATTTATATAAAAAATATGAGGTATATTTTTAAACTTATCTGTCAACTTTATGGTCATAAACAAGATCTTTAAACCAAGGCATGTTCATATTTATTATCATTTTAGAGTCATTTAACTTTCCATAAGTAAAAAAATCTTCTAAGGTAAACTTATCCCTCATCTTAGTCCACCAAAGTATATGTGCTTTATTAGATGCGATGTGATGTGGTTTTGGTGGTTCTTCTAACCAAGGATTTGAAGTAAACAATGGTAGTTGATATACTTTACCATTAAATCCCATAAATTCGTCTACATCAAGAACGGTTATTCTACCATCACCATCCGAATTCCATTTATTTGATAAAGAAGTATAGATTCTTCCTGGTTCTATAGAATTTGATTTATTAACTCGATTTACTTTTTTGATAAAATTATATTTCCCATCCTTGTAATATAAAGATAGTAATTTTTCTCCATAAGATCTTCGGATTAAAAGTGGTCCATTCCACGTAATTAGTTTTTTAGGATGTAAAAAACAATATGATCTTACATCGGAATTATACATTAATTGGACAGCATCCCAATCATATGGCAAATTATCCATCAAATACTGCCAATCAAAGTGCCAATATTCTACTGGAGCCAGATGAGTATCATCTTCCATGATAATCATATGTTCTTCCGAAGTCTCTTCTAGCCATCTTCTTATGGTTTCTAAATGCGATAAAGAAACACATACAGATCTTCTTCGATTGATGGGAATCATGTGTGGGATATGAACCAAATCCTTCCAGGTTTTAACGTCATCTTTTAAGAATTCAGAAGCATTCACTCTAGAAAACTTTTCGATTCCCCATTTTTTAAATTGTTCTTCCATAAATTCTCTTCGATCTTTACGATCTTCAAGATTAATGTAATAAATGTGAGGAAGTCCTTTAAGTTTTTCGTATATTGACATGACTAATAACTAACTTTTAAATTGAGTTCCATTCTTTTTTCTGAATTTCTACTAAAAATATCTTCAAGTGTATACTTGTTTTCAATTAGAGTTTTCCACCACTCCAGGGTTATTAAATCAGATTTTTTAGCCATAAAATTTTTAGAGTCTCTATAACTATCACTTGTAAAATCTGAGTTTGTAACAAACAAAGGAAAAGTATATGTAACTCCTATTTGATATGGAACAAAATCTGCAGATTGATAATGATATTTTGGCCAAGATTTATCATATCCATAATTATCATAAAATTTAAATTTACCTTCAATATAATGCATCTCTTTAAGCTTTGATGCGAAGTTTCTATTAATTAAATAACAAGCCGCAGAGTGATTATTTTTAGATCTATTGCTTAGTCCCATGGGAATAAAATGTTCACCTATTACATGAAGTTGAACACAATCCCAATTACAAGGCAATCTAGAAAAAAAATATTCCCAAGTAAAAGGCCAATATTTTGCGGTTAAAAAATTTACATCGTCTTCTGCAATAATACAATAATCCGATGTATTTGAATCATACCAATCAATAATAACTTGAAATTGATTCAGAAGTGTTGATAATCTTGCAATTTCATTTGATGGTTCGCACAAAATTTTATTTTTCCACAGACTAAAAGTATCTACAGAAAATCTATTTGCAGAAACTCTAGTAAAATTTTCTACATTCAATAGTTTTAATTGTTTTTCTATGTATTCTTTACGATCTTCCCTTTGATTCAAATTCAAATAAAATATGTGAGGTATTTTTTTAAATTTAAATCTCAGACTATTAATAATTTTTGAAGAATCACTCTCCAGAATGTGAGTGGCCATATTCTTGTCTAGTATCATAACTATTATACTGCATGGGGATTATCATTTCTTTCCTTTTAAGACTATTTGTAGAAAACAAATCCTGCAAAGAATACCTATGCGATTCTTCTTTCCACCATTTAGCGACAACATAATCTGATTTTCTGGCCATCATATTAATCCTCCCATCATAACAATCGCTGCCAAAAATTGAATTGGTTATAAAAAGTGGAAAAGTATACGTGACTCCTATTTCAAAAGGAACAAAGTCCGGAGATTGATAATGATATTCTGGCCAAAGTTTACTATACCCATAATTATTGTAGAATGTAAATTTTTCATCAATATAATGCATATTGATTAATTTTTCTGCATATCTTCTGTTAATTAGATATGCTGTGGCACCATGATTATTTCTAGATCTAATAGTAAGTCCCATAGGAACCCATTGACCACCAATGACTTGCATTTGAACGCAATCCCAATTGCAAGGCAAATGTGAAACAAAATATTCCCAAGTGAAAGGCCAAAACTTTACTGTATCCATGTTGAAATCATCTTCAAGGATGATGCATGTTTCAGAAATATTATCATTATACCAATCAATTATACTTTGAAATTGATTGACTAAGATAGAGACATAACAAATATTATCTTTCCTAATATACTTACCATAATCTGCAACTGTTAATTTTGATTTCCATTCATCAAAATTATGTGGGCCATATCTATCTGCGGAAACACGAACATAATCAGTGATTCCATATTTCTGAAACTGTTCTTCCATATATGTTTTTCTGTCTTCCCTCTTATCAAGATTCAAATATCTAAGATGAGGAAATCCTTGCAACTTGGAAATGATATCACTCATAATCACTATTATTAAAGTTTAACCTATTTAGGTTAATGTTATTAACGTCTATTTGATTTAAAGTTGACTCCAATTGATCAATATTTTTGGAAGTTATATAAAAATCATTGGGTTTACCATACATGAAAAAATCTTCTAAAGAAAATCTATCTCTTAATTTTGTCCACCACAATTTAACGGCTCTATTTGTAAAATAGAGAGAGGGGAAATCTTCTTTTCTAATAATATTTTGTGGATAACTTCCTATTGTAGTACTCTGTACTATTAACGGAAGACAATAAGTTTTTCCACAATGGCCCATAATATAATCAAATGACATATTAGGGTGCCTCCACTTGTCATCTTTTAATGAAGAATGTTCTCGCATCTGACATCTTTTATAATTGCCTATTCTTTTTGTTAAATCAAACTTCCCATCTGTTGTAATTACTCTGATAATTTTTTCAACATACTTTCTATTAATCAGAGCAGCTCCCATTGCATGATCAGGTAAAGATGGATTTAAAAAACATGGTATTGTAGTATTATTTTCAAATGATAATTGTATACAATCCCAATCAAAGGGGATGTGATTCATCAAATACTCCCAATCAAAATGCCAATAATCTATATAACTTAGATCATAATCATCTTCCATTAATAAAATATATTCTTCATTGGACGTTTTTAACCAATTTTTTAAAAACTCCAAGTAAGAAAAAGTCATCGCACATTCTATGATATGCAGATTCGGTCTAGGAGAACTCTGCACATCATTCAGAATTAATTGATCTTCCCATTCATCAAAATTTTCATATTGATATTTTGACATAGAATGTCTTACATAATTTTTAATTTTATAATGATCATACTGACTTTCAGTATATTCTCTTCTATCTGGTCTTTCATCAAGATTGAAATAATATATTTTTGGAAGTCCTTTTAATTTATTACTAAAATCCATAGATTTATAATGAAGAAAATTTAGAATCGACTCTAAGAATTAAATCATTATGTTTACCATGATTAAAAAAATCCTCCAAAGTATAATCATCTCTAAGTACTTTCCACCATTTATGATAAAGTTCTTTTATATGTTGAAAAAATTCTGGAAAATCCAATCTCATGATATTACTTTCATAAGAACCAAGGTTAGGTTCCATGTATATTAATGGAATAGAATATCCCTTTCCATTTTTTGAAATAACATAATCTGGCACTAATCCAAGACTATCAACCTGTTGTGACCATTTATTGGATGCTATTTTTTGATGAAAATTTATTTTTCCGTCATTAGTATAGTGAATTCTTATTAATTTTTCAGCATACCCCCTATTAATTAATAAAGGACCAGTCCAACTTCTATCCATTGTTGGATGTAAGAAACAAGGAATTCCAATTCCGTTAGTAACTTCAAACTGAATCACGTCCCAATCATATGGTATATGATTCATAAGATATTCCCAATCAAAATGCATGTATTCTATCATACTCAAATTATAATCATCTTCCATAATGATCATATATTTTTCTGAAGTGGATTCAAGCCAATTTTTAATGGTTTCTAGTTGATTTAAAACATGTGCTGTATCAGTCACATATTTCTGATGTTTTGTTTCTCCCAAATCAAACGGAAAACTATCTCTAAAGAAATCCCAGTTAGGATTTAAGATTATTTTATTTTTCCATTCATCATAATTTTGTGGAGTATACTTTGAACTAGAAATTCTTTTATAATCAATCTCCCAAAAATCAAATTGAGACTCCATATATTCTTGTTTATCTTTTCTGGAATCCAGATTAAAATAATATACTTTTGGTATACCTTTTAATTTATCCGTAATTTTCATTTTGTATTATACATACCAAGTTATGATAGAATATCTGGTTCCCTCGGTCACTGGCATAATTTCATGAGGATACATAAAATTAGATGGAAATACAATAACAGATCCTTTTTTAGCCCTGATCATAATTTCTCTATCAAAAAATGCAAATTCTCCACCAGAATAATCATCATTAACACTTAATGAACAAGAAATACTTCTCTGTTGTTGTAAAAATGAATCTGTATGTTGTGTATAAAATTGACCTGTATTATAACGAAGAAGATCATAACCAGTATCAATGTTTGGACAAAATTGTGGAAAATCTTGAGAGTATTTTTTAACTACTTCTAACAATTGTTGGTGCAATTCAACGTCTAAGAATTTTCTAATTTCAAAATTTCTATCTATAACTTGTGGATCCGATACCTGAATTACACTGCAATTTCTGATATTGGGATTAATTTCCCCAGCGCCAACTCTGGTATCATTCCACTCTTCAGAATTTTGATATTCTTTTAAGATTTTATCGCAGAGATCTGCCGATATAATTCCATCATAAACCTTGATGAAATCATCCAATTTTCTAGTGGATTGGATAACTGATGAGGGAGTTGATTTGGTTTCTATGATCTGCTCTATTTTAGAATTCTGTTGTTTATTTGATTCTTCTTGATCAGGAACTCCTATTTTACCACCTTCTCTATTATCAAAATAAGCATAGGAACACTCACCACGACTTCTTACATAATGCAAAAAGACTTGTGAGTAATAACTTCCTTTATATTCATCCCTCCAATGAGGAGCAATGCGGCCCAAATAGAGCATTGCATCACCAGGATTTAAACTGACAAACCTCTTCTCGTGTTGTGGAGTTTCAATCCAGATTGGCCATGGTAAGTCACCATCAAGATGTAAAGTTAATGATATTTCACAAGCATCCCTATCAGTATGTTTTTCTAAAACAGATCCTTCCTTATACACTCTTGCATAAGAATAAGTAGGAAGAACAGTTTCTTTTAGAAGTGAAGAAACTTCTGGGGTTTTTTCACAAAGTAATTCTAAAAAAGATATATGATTGTAAACAGAATGTGAATTTGGAGATTGATTATCTCCAGGAAATTGTTGACTCTCGCAGTGAGACTTAAACTCATCTGCGAGAATCTTTGCTCTATCCGATGATATAAAATTTGGAATTACGAGATAATTATTTTCAATTAATTTGGAATTCATGAGTTAATTATATAAATTTATTATTATTTTAAGATCAAAGATCTGCAAGAAGTTTTTCTAAATCTTCTTCAAGTTTTAGAGCAAGAGCATCTTCATCTGATGAAGTTGAAAGAAGTGTTTGCATATCGAGTTCTAGATATGCCTCTCTAATTCTTGCCTCTTCTTCTTCTCTGAGTCTTTGAGCTTCGGCTTCTTCTGCTGCTATTCTTGCTTCTTCAGCGGCTTTTGCAGCTTCCCAAAGACCAACAGCTTGTTCAAAAATTCCAAGCTCTTTTACAATTAGGTTGGGAACTGTTTTTTTGAATTCTACTTCGCCATATGGTTCATCTTGACCAAACCCATATTCTTCATCTTCATCGGGATCTCCATACCATTGAAAAGCATGAAATCTTCCCCATTCTTTTTGATTATATCCTTCCACCCAACTAAGATCGTCAAACACACTACAATCGGCTTGATAACCAATACCATCTTTGACGATCATATTATCAGCTCTGACAATCGTTAGTCTCATTGTTTTGCTCTCCTTCTAGAAAATTTTGAGATGTCATTGGAGTTACATTAACTGGTAGAACTCCTTGTTGCATAAGCCCTTGAATATATAGGTTCTTATTTTCTTCATTAGCTTTTACAACTTCGTTACGGAATGATTCCACAGCAGCTCCAGTGGAACGTTGTTGTTGAGAGTTTTCAATTGTCAACATTGGAAGCCAAGTTACAGCACAACCCCAATGATCAACATCTTCTCCTGTATTTGGATTCATTCCACGGACATGCATGTACCATGCACATTTGTGTTGAACACAATCTTTTTTAATTAATGGGCAATATGTCCCAGGTTCTATCTTCTTAAACATTTTTCAAAAGATTATATAGTATAATAATAACACAAATTAACTAAAAGTGCAATAGATAACATCAATATATTGCACCGCAAAATCAACGTTAGTACTAATTGGACCATTCGCAGCATTAACGGTTATTGGGTGAGCATGAGCACCACTATTTCCAAAGTTACCGGTATTGCCAGAGTTAGCAACTCTAGCATTACCTCCTCCAGCAGCGTTAACATTTCCTCCAGCGTTAGCTGGGTGAGCATGAGCGGGAATTGTATTAGTATCTAGAGTAGCATTTCCTCCGGATATCCCAGTAATTGTTACTGGAACGTTAGCAGCAACAGGTCTAGAAGCCATGGTTCCAGAAAACGTGTTTGTGCCACCAGTATTAGCAGCGGCTCCACTAACAACTCTTAATGCTTTATCATTTTGAGAAGTAACTTTTACCCAACCAGTAGGAGCATTTGTTTGCCAAAAAACTAATGCAGTTGACTGTGGATAAATTCCATATTTTGAGTTAAGTTGGGTAGAATTACTAAACGTAATTCCACTTGCCGTTAGTACTGCCATTGTTTAGATATCTTTTTTGTATTTAGTTAAGAGTACAAATATTGCAATCCACATATTGAATTGCCATACTTACTGGAGCTGAACCAGGACCATTCGCTGAGGTTAAGGTAACTGGGTGTGAGTGAGCTCCGCCATTTGCAGCATTGTTGCCGGTGGTCGATGAGGGCGCAGTTCCCTGCGATTGTCCTTGAGCTGGGTTTGGGCCATTTCTATTTTCAGCACCACCAGCATTCAAACTATGAGAGTGAGATACCATTGTATTAATATCAATAGTAGTACCGGTCATTGAAATAGAATTAACACTTACTGGAACATTTGCAGAAAATGTTTGAGCAACAAAAGTATTACTAAATGCGTTTGTTCCACCTGCAGTTCCACCAGATCCTCCAGCATTTACAACTCTTAAAGCTTTATCATTTTGAACAACTCTAGTCCAACCAGTTGGAGCAGCTGATTGAATAAAAAGCATTGCATCGGATTGAGGAACTAAAAAGTATCTTGAAACTACTGATCCATTAGCTCCACCAAAATCAATACCAGCTGCGGTTAGTACTGCCATTTTAGCTTATCTCCTGTTCATTTCGTATTTATTAACCACCCCAAGTACATAAAATAACATCACAATATTGAACTCTCATATCAATAGATGCACTCCAAGGTCCACTTGCAGTTGCAGCTACAGGGTGTGTGTGAGCTCCACTATTACCCCAGTTACCTGTACCACTTCCTGGATTTACTACAGTAGCACCGCCGCCGGGGTTAGCAGTTGTGTTGCCTCCATTATTTGCGGGGTGGCCATGTAAAGGAATTGTATTAACGCTTAGTGTAACTGGACCGGCAGAAGCGTTTATAGATACTGTTACAGTTTGACTTACTGATCTAGTTGCAAGAGCACTACTAAAAGCATTAGTTCCCCCAGCAACTCCACCTGAACCACTAACAACTCTTAACATTTTATCATTTTGACCAGATACAGCAGTCCAACCAGTGGGAGCAGATGCTTTATAAAAAACTGAGACTGTGGTGCCTGGATATCCAAAACTAGATCTACTAGTAGCAGAAGTGCCATCACTAAAATTAATACCAGTCGCTGTTAATACTGCCATTTATGCCACTATAATTTCTCCTTCTTTTTATTTATACTTCTTCTTAATATGAATCGTAATGATATAGCCAACCAGTACACAAGTATTTTACAACTCCTTTGGGAGGCATTATACCTCTATGAACAAAGTCCCAAGTTGCTGGAAAAAAAATTAACTTACCTTGTTCTGGTTTAATTTTAGTCCCATCAATAAATTCTGTCTCTCCACCCTCATCAACATCATTTAAGTACCAAATAAATGTTACCCATCTAGTTCCATTAAAATTATCT